ACATATCTTACCGATGTAAATGTTCCGGCTATGATTGCTGCCACAACAGGAACAATTACAATATTCTTTTTAAACCATTCTAATTTACTTTTAGGCTTCTTCATCACACCCAAAATTTAGAAATGATGCTGTCCCAAATTTTTTTAATTTTATCTTTAATTTTTTTTAACATTTCCATCTCCTTCTAGCTTGTCTTAATCTTGAATTTGGATCTTTAGCTGCCTTTGGAAACTTCTTCATTTGTCCTGCACTTCTAGCACAGAATGATTTACGTCTCTTAGCGGCTTTAGACCCTTTCTTTACTTTCCCTGTAACTGCAGTTTTAAGCTTTGATCCAGGGTTTTCTCTTCTGTATCTTGCCACACCTGCAGAAGTCATCCCCGCACCACTTTTTGTAGCACGAAAATACTTTTTACTTCGAGGAGGCTGAACATCGCCTCCTCTTTTTAATTTTAAAAGTTCTGCCGTGTACAGATCCATTTAACTCCTAACCATCAAAGTAAACTGTAACAGAATTAGCGTGAAGTTCGCTGAAACTAACGAAAGCACCATCTTTATACAAAATTCCATCTTGTGGAATGTTGACAGTGTTTATGTCACCTTCAGTTGCTCCTGTTCTAACTGTTAACAATGATGAGCCTGAAATACTTCCATCTCTAAACTCAACACTTCCAATGGCACCGCCTGATGCAGCATTAACCTGTCGAACTCTAGTTCTGCCTGCAAAGACAGATCCAAAGACATCTGCCGTCATTCCCAAAGAAACGTTGGCAGCAGGTTGTGCACTAACAGTTGCAGAAGTTATTGTTGCGAACGATCCTGTTGTTCCCGATGTAGTGCTTGCTGAACCTGGTAAATTAATTACCTCAGTTAATGCATCACCTTTTTCGTCAGTTCCAACAATCGTTACGGTTTTACTACCGTCTGCTGATCCTGAAGTCGTCGCAGTAATTTTTCTTGCAGTGTTTGTGCCGAAAGAAGTTTTGGCTAGAGTAAATGTAGTCGTAGGCTGAGCCGCTGCCGCTACATAAGTAGTAGAGCCAGCGTTAGCATCTATAAACGTTTTCGATTTTACATCACCCATATACATAATTGTTTTTCTCCTTTTTGGTGCAGGTGAGTATCGAGATCAAAAAGTCTCGAATTTTCTCACCCACATAATTAATTTATTAAAACTGTTGTACGTTAATAATAAATCTCATATTACCACTAGCTGATGCATTTACTGTGTTAGTAATTTGCAAGAATATACTTCTTGCTGCACCTGAAACATTGGCAGCGGGAGACGCTGCAGGTGATGCATCGCTTCCTGTTGTGTTTAACAATGTTAAATTGTAGCCAGCTCCTGCAGGAACAGTTGTTCCCCCGTCAAGAATTTGATCAGTAGCGGCAGCAACTAATTGTGCTCCACCTGTTGCAGTTCCAACTTTAAAGCCAATGTCACCAGCACTCGCTAAAGTTGGTGCGGATGTACAAACAATATCGATAGAAGTAATGATGGAATTATCAGGTTGAGAAAATTCAACCTCAGTTGTTCCAGCAGTTGCTGCTACGATTACGTCAGCAGTTCCTTGTCCTACAAGTTTTGTACCTGTGTACGCACCTGTTGAACTGATTGCGAATACATTTGTAAAAACTCCTGTAGTCGCGTTTTTTGTAGCTCCAATGAATCCATTCTCGGATCTCACTGGGCCGTTAAAAGTAGTATTTGCCATAATTATATCCTCCTAGTTAACGAACACAGTCTCTAGGCCGTCGACTATACGCGTCTGTGCTCTGATTTAATTTATATAGTGAGTTTATTATACATAAAAAAAGGGCGGTCGTGAAGACCGCCCTTAAATATCGTAATTTGTATTATCTACGATTACGCAGCACCTGGTGATCCGAAGATTCCTCTAGGGTCAGAGAAGCCGAAGCTGTATCTTTCTCTAGCTTTAAATCTTACGTTACCAGTATCGAAATCACCTTCAATCGCTGTTTTGATTGGCGATCTTACAAAGTGTTTCAGACCATTAGGCGCATCTGTCAAAATGAAGAACGCGTCCGTGTCAGCTAAGAAGTGGTTAACTCTGTAGCCTTCAGGAATCATTCCCATATTTGCTAATGCGTTAATGTCGTTGTCTGCAGTACCGACTCTTTGAGGTGATTTCATCAATCTCTCAGCAGTAAATTGTAATTCTTTTGGAATTACCATTTTTCTACCTTGAAGAGCGATTTTTAATCCTCTCTCATCTACAAAAGCAGCAATGTCAATTAACGATTGCTCTAATGAAGTTTCGTTTAAGTCAGCAGGCGTTAATAATTCATTTCTGAATGTAGATCCATTTGCTAACGGGTGATCAGTTGCACAAAGTGCTTTTCCATCACCACCGTTTGCTGTGTCAAACGCTTGGTTAAGAACTGTAGCGGCTTTCGTTTGTTTCGTGTGCGCCATAGATCTTGCCAATGCTCTTGTGTATCTACCAGCCAATCTGTCATACAAGTTATCTTCGATTGCTTCTTCAGTGATAGCAAACGCGAGAGCTACTGTCTCGTGTGAGTATCTAGAAGTGTATGCTTCTGTTGCTTGGTCAAAAGTCACCATAGCACCTTCAGCTTTAGTAGCTGCGCCACCAAATCCTGAAAGCATTACTTCTTCTTCAAAAGCTCTGTCAGATGTTTCTGTATTAAAGATCTCTGCGTGCTCGTTGTCGTATCTATTATATTCCAGGCCAAATAGTGCATTCAAACCTGGCTCTAGTTCTTTTACTAGCTGTGATCGTGATATAGCCATAATTTATCCTCCTATTATAGACCTGTTCCACCTTGACGGTAGAAGTGGTTGTTGATTCTAACAAGGATATCGCCGTTCGCAGCGCCTGCCTCATCGTTATCAGGATCTTGTGAAATATCAATTGCTTGAATCACAAAAGTTCCAGTTGTTCCTGATACTGAGTAGTCTAATTGAACTTTAGATATACCTGTTTGTGTATTCCCTGTTACGTTTGTTACAGAGAAGTTTTTAAAGATGTCCGCAACAGCAAAAGCACCGTCACTATCTATTTTGTACACTACGTTTGGATCATCGATTACATTCGCGATGATGTCAGACGCAACGATACTACCTGGATAGTAATTTTTAAACGTTGGCTTTTGAGTTGTTGGATCAGTGTAGAACACACCATTAAATACTCCGATTACAGGACTAGCATTGTTCGCTGTATGTCTTGCAATTGTTCCATCATTAACGGCTATTACTAAGTCGCCTTGGAATATTGCAGTACCATAGTTTGACGCAATTCTATATCTGTTCTGAGCATTAATGAATGGACTACCATCTAATTTACGAACTGGTCTTAGTCCGTATTTTTCTGATACATTTGCCATTTGTTATGTCTCCTTTTAAGTTTACAAATATAGATGGTAGCTATTACAAATAAATTATTGTTTTCGCCCACCACCAAAAGTTACCCTCGATTGTCTATCTATATTGATAGGCATTCCAGGTTGCTGTTCCTTCATCAAATCGTTATCTATCGCTGACATTTGGTCTGCCGATATTTTTCTAAAATATTCAGCACGCGATTTTGCGATCTCCTCTGGTATCCTTGCCAGCACAAGGCCTTGAGTTCCAACTAACCCCGCGTATTGCCCTTTGGCAATGACAGGATATTGATTAGCACCTATTTCTTCTTTCAAAGTTTCGGCTCTAACAAATTCCCATCCTTCTCTAAGTTTTTTTGATACATTTGATGTATCTTCAAAACCCATACTTTCGACTCTTATCCATCTCTGAACAAAGCCGCTTGGCGCTTTGGGTGCATCCAAACTCGATGGTGGTGACCAAGGTCTAGGTGCATCTTTGCTCGCCCTAGTCTCAGACCCGCGTGAAGTTCTTTTTATTTCTTTTTCGCTCATTTATCCTCCTTCACGTATTTAGCGTATTCTTCTAGTGGCACGTTTAATTTTTTAGCAATAGCCACCTGTGAGGCCGTGAGTCTCACAGTTCTGCGTCCCTCTTGTTGTCTACCAGCAGAAGCAACGGTTTGGACGGGTTTCCTTTGCTCTTGTTTTGGCTGATCTTCAACATTGTCAGCAAAAGACGCAGGAAAATATTTCCTTAGTCTTGAGTTGATTTCATTATAATACTCATCACTATCGACTTCAATACCCTCAGTCACTACATTTGCGTGAATGGTTTGTGCAGCATTTGTCATTACTTCATCATTACCATACCAAGAATTATCTTCAGCCCATTTCTTTGCTTTAGTGCTTATTTTATTAGTATTATCACTTACAGAAGAAGTTCTAGCTTCTACGTTTTGTTGATTGTTATTATTAGGTTGTGCCTTATTTTCTTCTTCCTCTTGTTTTTTTACATCAGCCCTATGCTGTATTTCTAACCTAGCTTTTTCTTTCTGAACCGCTAATTGAGTTAACTTATCGTTAGCCTCCATTATTTTTTCAGAATCTTGGGCTTCAATAGCTGACTTTAAAACAGACTTAACTTGTTCTCTTTGTGCATCTACTCTTGCATCAAATTCTTTTAAGTATTGTTCATCTGTTTGATTGACTTTTTGCTGACTTACATCATATTTCTTTTGTAAGCCTTTGGCATAATCAACAGCCGCTTTTTCTCTTCTTTGTGACTCTCTAACTTTAAAAGTAAGTTTATCAATTCTAGATTGATAATCATCTTTTTTCTTTTTAAGGTTAGCGGGTTTTTGCTCAACTTGTTTTTCAGGTTCAGCTTGCTTAGGTTCAGGTTTATCTTCAACCTTCTCCTCTTGCTTTTCTTCTTCTACCTTAACCTCTGCTTTGATTTTATCTTTTGAGTGATCTGTATATCCTAGATCAACTTCACCAACATTAAGGTTAGGTGCTTCTTCTTTTTTCTGTTCTTCTTTTATTTGAACATCTTGCTCTTTGATACCGTCAGTATCTAAATCTACTTCTTTAGATTTCTTCGGTTGCGTTTCTTCAACGTTTATGTTTTCCATTTTATCCTCCTAAAATAAATGGAGGATGTGTTGAGGGTCTTTTATCGTTCCTATGATCTCGTCGTCATTCAAAATACGATGTTCACCATATTTCGTTTGAAATCTTGAGCCTGAGTATCTTCCATAAACAACAAACTGTCCTTTTTTACACCAAGGCCCAGTTGGGAATTTTTCTTTGTCTTGAAAACAAAGATCTCCCATTTTTACTACTAATCCAACAACAGTGGTCATTTGTATAGTTTCTCTTGTCGTATCGGCAAGAATAACTCCACCTTTTGTTTTCTCAGCAGGTTGATATGGACGAACTAGCATCCTGTAGCCTACCGGCTCAGGAATTACCTCAAGGTATTTTTTTATACCGTCGGGATCTGTGGGAATTTTATCAGCCTGTGTCTCTCCACTTGATTGTGGGTTTGACTTAGGTTTGATTATTTGTACCATCGTTGTCCTCCGTTTGCAGGTCGTCTTTTACGTCCTGAAGCAGTTCCTCGAGGGAACTGAGTTTCCCCCTAGCATACTGCAGTTTTTCCATTGTGTCCACCCCATAGCATATATGGTCTTTAATAGAAACAATTTTTTTATTAATATGTTTTATAATTTCTTGTGCGTTATACGGATCTAATATAGGCATTAATTTTCTAGTAATATTTTATTCTCACCTTTTGCTAATGGTTTAAAACCAAAGTGATGTAAACAATCAGCAACTGTTTGCATATCATAAGTTTTGTAATCGTCAAAGATAAATCTTGTCTTAGGTGCAGCTCTATTAGCAAACCATATAGCCTCATTAATAACATCTTTTGAGGTGTGTGGGCCATCAAAATGAACTAAAGCAAACTTTTTGTCTTTGTATTCATCTGATGCCATAAAGTCTGTATCTGGCATATTTGCTAAATGAAACTTACCTTGTTTGATATACCAATGAAAATCTTTTATTAATTGATCTCTCATTGAATCAGGATATGTTGGAGGCGTAGGTTTTCCATCCCATTTGGAATTAGCATCATTATCTGTATGTTGATAAATTCTATCCCCATATGGATCTACACCAATATGAAAGTAATTGTTCTTTACTTGATCCATAATTATCTTTGAGCCTAAACCTTTTCTGACTCCAATTTCACAAGTGTAATAACCATTACAATTAAAGTCAGCCCAATCATTGAGCAGACTATAATCTACCGAATCACCTTCGATCATTTTTTACCGTTACGGAATATTTGTGTACCCTTTATACCAAAAATAGAAGCCACTACTAAAATCCACAAATTAGTGAACCATTTCGGAAGCGACTGAAAATATTCAAAAAACAATTTTACTTTTTCCATTGCAGCCGGATCGTCCGACATCACTGCCCACATTAAAACTATGATAGGCGCAGAAATTATAACAAGTACAAATTCGTCCTTATAGTCGTTTTGCCTAGCCTCAAGAAGTTTGCCTTGGTAAGCTTCTTCCCCGCGAGCCATTTTCTCAGCGTGCATCAATTGTGCATCTGACATTGCCATCTTTGTTTTTTGTTTATTTGCGTATATCTTACTACCTGCTTGTAGTGCTATTTTTGCTAAACTAAACCACGCCATTTTTTCTCCTATTTATAATTTTTTTAGTATCTCTTTTTTTTCTCTAGCGTCAACAGATTTTTGTAGTTGTTTATCTATCTCTTCTAAATGTTGAGGATGTTCACCAATACCAACAGGATTATCTAAATATATATCAACTGTAGATTCAGCTTGAGCAATATCAGCATCGTATTTTTTATTTAATGCTTCAATTAATTTTTGTCTCAAACTCATTTTACTCCTGTAAATTTATGTCCTCTCAATGCTTTACCCATACCTCTTATACCATCAGGTCTCGATGGACAAGAGAATTTGTAAGTCTTTGTCATTTTGCCATTTCTCATTTTTACAGGTGGCACTTGTGGATTAGGCCCGCTTTTTGGAGGAGGGCCTGATTTTGCACCGCCCCCTGATTTTAAAGTTCTGAAAGGAAAAAAAGTCTTTGGGTCAAATTTAGGTTTTAAAACTTGTGCCGTTTTAATGATAGGTTTTTTTACCATTGGAATTGGTTGATCATTATCTCCACCACCACCTGTATCTATTGTAGGTGGTTTTATAGTTTTTACACTTGGAGTCTTAATAGTTTTAGCTGCAACTTGAACTTCTCTCTTTTTGTTCATCTCGGCTATTTTCTTGGCTATTGGTTTAACAGCCAAATCATACATAATACCTGGTACACCCAAAACTTTATTAGTTAAATATTGTCCGGCTGTATTTATTCCGGTATTTACAGCTCTTGTTTTTAAACTTGGTTTATCAGGTTTAGTTCCGTATGTTGTAGTTTGCCCTGACCCATAACCCTGATCATCTCTTTCTTGGGTTGTCATTTGAGCAGTTGACTCACCTGCATCAATCGCTGCTTGTTCTTCTAAATCCTGTGAACTGTAATCTACGTCCCCGCCTTTTGCTTTTCTTTTAATTTTTTTATCTTTTTTTGTTAGCGGCATTTTTCCCCTTTTGTACTTTAATTTTTTCTTTTGCTATTTCTATTCTTTCTTGATGCTGTTCTTCAGCATTCTCTAATTTCATTTTTTCAATATCTAATTTTTCTTCAATTTGATTTTCTTTCAAATCATAGTTCATCATACCTTCTGTAGATTTTCTTTGAAGATCCATAGCTTTTAAATCTAGTTCTCTTTGTTTCAATGCAACTAAAGGATCTTGATTAGTTGATCCCTCAGCTTGTGCTAATTCTTGTGTAAGCACTGAAATTCTGTTTGCAATCATAGCATCAATTTGTATTTGCGCTCCTTGAGGATCTGTTTGCATCATTGATTGTAAATTTGGATCTGTTGATATTAATGCACCAATCTCACCTTGTGCTTTTAAACTTACGTGCTCAGAAATATGTGCTTGTAACGCTGCATAAACCTGAGGATTTATTTGCACCATTCTTGTAGCCATAAATGCTCTATGTGCATTGATATGTGCGTTGTGATCTTGCTGTGGAAACGGAAATAATGGTTTCATTCTTAATGCATCTGTATTCTCAGTAGCAGGATCCTTTGGTACAGGTTTTTCATCAGGAATTAAAAGTTGATTTATGTCTTTTGTACCTAATGCTTCGTAAACTCTACGATATGCTTCCTTAATATTATGAACAGCAGGATTTGACATTGCTATTTTTAAACTTTCGTTAGCCATTGTAACTCTTTGTGCCATAGAAAATATATTTGGATCAGCGACTGGGATAACATCTACATTATCGTCGAAATCTTGTACCTTTACTGCTGCTTCAGCACCATATACTGAGTATGGGTAGATAGGTGGTAGATATATCTTGAATACATCTGCTAATAACTTAAATTCTTTTCTCATTGCGTAGTAACATCTCTTATGAATCGCCGACATTACTCTAGATCCACGCTCCAAGAGTGCCATTGTCGTGCCAACAGCTCTATTTTGCTCGTCTGAACCAATACTCATATCAGTTATGGCTGCAAATCTTTGACCTGCACCAACAACGAAGCCTAATAATTGAAATAATGTACCTGATGGCTCTTTGAATGGTAAAATTTGGAACTGATCTCTAATATTTCCACCTGGAGCGTCTACATCTCTAAACTCACCTGGCTGAAATGGCTGATCATCGTCTCTGATTCTAATTCCACGGCTCTTGAAACCTGCAGGTAAGTTAGAAAGTGTACCTGCATCTAGTAATTGTCTTAATGCTTGCGTAGCTGTTCGTGATAATCCACCAATCATATGGATTAAACCAAAACCATAGAAGCCTAAACCTGGTAAAAATTTGAAATGTACAAAATAATCTTTTCTTTTCATCAGTTGATCTTCCATATCGTAGTTTCTGTAGATAGAAAGTATCTCTCCTGACCCTTCATCGATAGAAATTACGTACGGAACTTTAACTTCTCTAGATTTTTCTTCGTATTCAAAGTCATCTAAGTTGCAATCAACGTGCATTTCTAAAATATTGTGTGTATATTGCTTGTCACCTGACGGTGTTACACCTTCAAGTTCATCATATTTTTTCTGAATGTCTGATTTTTCGGGTGATGCAGGTTTTAATTCTATATCTCTGTAGAATCCTGCCTTTTGTTTTTTCAAAACATCGTTGTCTGTCATCTTAACGACGTGTGTTATACGCTCACAATTCATTAAATCTGTAGAATAGTAAGGCACAACTAAATCTTCTGCAGGCACAAACTTAGAAACTGCTCTTTGCATTACTTCATCGTAGTAAACTTTTTTAAATGCAGACCCTGCTAGTGGTAAATAAAATAATAATTGATCCATCTCAGGAGTATATTCTTCCATTTTCTCCATCAACATATAATTCATAAACTCTTGTACTCTTCCTGCTTGTTCAACTTTAGCTACGGACTCTGCTCCCATAACTTTTGTTCTTACAGGGCCATCACTTGGAATTAATTCTTTGTATGCTTGTGCTTGAAACTGTGTTACTGCTTCAGCCAAAAGGGGATGTGTGACAGAAGCAGAACCTTTGAATGGTCTTGTCATCTCTTGATATTTAAAACCAAGTAAATCTAAACCATTAGTGTAACCTTGTTCCCAATCTTTTCTTGAAATCTTATCTCTCTTGTAATCATCTACAAGTTGTTTTGAGATTCGTTGTAGAGTTCGCTCATCCATATCCTCTGCAATGTTTTTATAAAACTCTGCTTCTGCATTTAGTGCTTCAGATAATGGAGACTTCTCCTTCGTCTCCTCAGGATTTACGATATCTACAACAACCTCTTCATCAACTTTAGGTGTTTCTAAAGTCTCTGTTATTTTTTCTACTTCAGCCATTAAAATAGTTTTGTTTTCTTGCCTACGATTTCTTTTCCGCCTTTAGCTTGAATCATTTTGCCTTGTGCAAAACCCATAGATTTTAACAAAGAATATCTTTCACCTTTTGCGCTTTTAAGTTTTTTGTTAAACGCTTCATTCCTTGCTTTTACATCTGCTTTTGTTTTAAATCCACTAAATTTTTTACCTTCGATTCCACCGACTTGATCAAAAGCTCCTCTACTACTTCTTATTTTAGATTTACCTGTAATATCAGTAATAACTGGTGCTTTATCTTTTGCAATTTTTTTAGTGATATAGTTTGCTTTTGGTTTTGCTTTACTAGCTATTGCTCCTACTTCAGAATCTTTTCCTGAAATTAATTTTTTATCTGCACCCATCTTGGACATACCGTACAAGGCGGCTCCAGCTATAGCAACTTTAGCGGCTCTCTTAAGTCTTTTTTTAAATTTTGACATTTGTTCTCCTATTAATAGTATATATACTTCTTTTCCTTATACTTTTCAATTTGTTCCTCATCAGAATAAACAGAAACGTAATAACCTTGTCGGTATCTTAACATAGCCTGTGTAGTGCTATCAACATAATCGTCGTTTTCCCCGTGAGGAAATGCAGCACATTCCTCAATAACTTCGTCTGCAAACTTCTCCCCTTCAGGATAATATACGGAGCCACTCTCAAATATGGGTGCTACAGCGTTTACACGTGAAAACTTATCTCTGCCTTTTGAAGGCACATAATCCATAACCGGTATACCCATTCGACGTAATTCTTGTATTAAGGGTTGGCCCGTGGCCTTTGCTTCGATAATGATACTTTCAGGTTCCCAATATTTGTATTGTTCTAAAGCGACAGCTTTTAATTCAGGAAAATCTAATTTACCTCTAATAGCATCAACTAACATTATTGCATCACCTTGACCTTCGTGAGGCGTGAATACTGCCCAAGTAGTAATAGCAGAATAATCTGCAGTTTCTTTTTTACTAAACGCAGTATCGTAAGATTGTATAACGTGTTTTAAAGTTGGGACATCACCTTTCCAAGGGAGCCACCATTCACGTTTGATGATTGCTCCTTCTTCAGACGTAGGTTCTTGCATATACTGTGCCGACCAATTTCTCACGGACAACGAAGCTTTAACTTTTTCTAATTCTTCTTTTGACCAATACTCAGGCCATACAGGATTGTTATCTTCTAAAATTGCAGGAAAAGAAATATGTGCCCATCTATCTGCTTTAGGTTCTGATTGTGATTTAATTAGTCTGCCTGTCAAATCGTCCTCGGCCCAACGAGTCATTACAAGTACAATTGAACCTTTGGGTTGTAAACGTTGTCTTGGCCCTGAAAGATACCAATCGAAAGTTCTCTCCATTGCAGAGTCTGACCAAGAATCTTGTTCCGTGTGTGGATCGTCGATAATAAGTAAATCCGCCCCTCGTCCTGTGATCGAACCGCCAACCCCCGCTGCAAAATATTCACCCCCGTGATTTGTCTCCCATCGGCCTTTAGCCTTACTATCTTCTCTAAGTTTAACATCTCCAAAGATTTCTTTATACTCCTTGCTGTCAATTAAATTTCTAACCTTAGCACCAAATCTAGCAGATAGTTCTGCGTTGTGTGATACTTGCATTATTTTTTTCTTAGGAAACTTACCAATGAACCAAGCAGGAAAATATATAGATGCAAACTCAGACTTAGTATGTCTTGGTGGCATATTAACAATTAGTCTCCCTGAATTGTCTTTTGTAATTTTTGTGAACTCGTGTGCTATATGTTGATGGTGGCCCCATCTTTCAGGATCCTTATCTGTTCTACAAATAAAATCAGGCCAAACATTTTTTACAAAATATAAGAAGTTGTCTTGGCATAATTTAATATGTTGTAACCAAGTCTTTTCGAGCCTCAAGCGAAGCTGATCTGTGGTTAATAATTGTTTGTCCGTCATATATTCAAGGTTTTATTGGGCCCCCTTTTTTGGGCCCCCTATTTGTTTCAGACTACACTACGTGTGTATTTCTTGCAAGTTTAGGTCATTGTTAAGATACATAGTCTTTTTGCCCCACAAAAACAACTTTTGCGTGTAGCTCATTTTGGGTTTTCTGTGGTACCTCTATGATTGTTTTAGTAGGTATTTTATTCTGTGGTTAATAGATTTATATATGAAATTATTTATATACTTATTTGATTTGTTTTTAATAGGCGTAAGGGTCATAATTAAAAAGTCTGTTCCATTATTTGCCTCGACCCTTAGCCCCTTAATAGTTATATTATAACCTTTATATCTTTTTATTAGTTCCATTTATTCTGCTTAAAGGTTTAA